TCAAGATCGGCGGGTTTACCGTCAACCCAATCTTTAAGCGCAGCTATACAACCCTGCACATGCTTATCAGTAGTGCGCCGCGCGGCACGTTCCACGGATGGAAGCAGCGCCTTAATGACATCGCGGCACGCCGGTTCATTGTTCCAATCCAAAGCCCGAACGCACCACCAAGCGTCTGCCGCGCCATTGGACTTGGCAACATCGCCAAGGCTAACCACGGTATCCATCGGCGGGTTTCCAAGGGATTTGAGTAGTTTAGACCATCCCTCAGTGCAAGGCGAATGGTCGCGGATTTTTTGTAGGGTCATCATGGTCTATCTTCCTATCCTGATGCGTGATTGCATCACAAGATGGCAGCGCCGCGGCCTGCCATCGCGCGAGGAAACCCCTGCTCAATAATGCGCCCAATGTTTAACATCTTGTTCTGCGCCCCGGCGCAGCAATTCCCGCCGAATAATTGCGTTCACAATTGCGGTGGATGTTTTCGCGTTTCGCGCAGGGCATGTTCGGTTTGAGTATAAACACGCGACCAGCCAAGATGTTTTTTGCTCCGCAATTAGCGACCTAAGCTCTTTAGGCGGTATCATTGGCATATCATGTTCCCTTTCTGTTTCTAGACAACATATAGACAAGTTAGGCAAAGCGTTTGCCCAAAAATGCCGCGCATCACTGCGCTAGACAATCTTTTACAAGCTAATTGTGGCGAAATTAAGGCAGAGCTAGAAAAAAATGGGTCTTTTGGGCATATTTTTATGCCAAATTGTCGGCCAATGTTTGCATCCGGCTAAGTCGCTGAAATTGCCCGGCTTTTATATATGTCTTAGGCTATTTAGGTAATACCTACTAGATAACAGTCTATCAATATTTGTTAATATACCGTAATGTAGTTATATATAGGCGTGGGTGCGTTGCAACTTCGAACCGGCTACCCAAACCGCCTAACTTGCCTAACGCTACCTAAACCCCTTTTCTATGCCGGGCGCTGTCACCTCGCCCCTTGCCCGCAGCGTAAAATTACACTATATAGAGAGTGCCATTTTTGGAGATGCCTAAAATGCCTAAGCTAGAAACCCTGCATCCTTTAGCCTTGGTGGAAACCGCCGATCAGCTGCGCGATATGCTGGCGCCGATGCCGCTTACTAAAAACCAGGTGGCGAGTATCGCGCGCCATTTATCCGCGCATCTCCCTGCCAAGATACAAATAGACCAGAGAACCCCTAAAAGCGTGGTCACCATTACTATTCACACGGCGGGCGCAGCATGGCGCATCAAAGTAAACAATCGCGCGCACATATCTTTGCCAGAGATGCTTTAACTAATGCTGCGCTGCAATATGACGCAAAGCTAATGCTGCGCTGCAACATAAACCTCTGGACATATAAATAGGTGTTCAGATGTTTGAATGTCAGGGCATGGGGGGGGAGGGGGCCGGGCGCCTGGTCGTGTCGAAAACGGAGGGGCCACAAGAAATTTTTACGCGGCCAAAAACTCACACAACAAAATATTTTGCAAAATTTTTATTTTTTGCGTTCGCGGGCAAATGTGTTACACCCTGCGTCCATGACGTTTTATTCCCTGCCCCATGAGCCGCGGCGGCTGCAAGCGACAGAAGCGCGGCTGGACGCAATTTACCAAGCGGCGCGCAAAGGCGCGCGTGGCGACACGCTGGCGCTGGCGTCGGGCATGACGCCGCGCGAATACCGGGCGCTGTGTGAGTTTGACCCCCTGGCCGCCTTGGCAGAGGAAAAAGGCCGGGCGGACGGCGAAATGGAAATGGCCGGCATCTTGCGCGACGCGGCCCTAGGCGGCGACGCCAAGGCGGCGTTGGACATGTTGAAGCACGCTCATGGGTGGGTGGCGAAGCAAGCGGTGCAGATTGACGTAAACCAGACCATTTCCATCACAAGCGCGCTGCACGAGGCCAGCCGCCGCGTGATCGAGGGCCTAGCTGAGCCAGCCGACGAGCTTGCGCCCGAGCCCGCGCGCCACACCCGTATTGAACAGGCTGAACATGCAGACCACGCGGTATAGCGCTGACGACGAGATGGAGTTGATGGCCCGGTTATGGTCGCCGGCGATCAAGGACGACTTGCTCAAGTTTGTTATGTTCGTCTTCCCCTGGGGGCAACCGGGGACGCCGCTAGAGAAGTTCGACGGGCCGCGGCGGTGGCAGCGCCAGGCGCTTCAGCGCATGACCGCCCATATCAAGGCCAACAACGGCAAGGTTGACTTTGAGACGTTCCGCCGGGCCACGTCGTCGGGGCGCGGTATTGGCAAATCGGCGCTGGTGGCCTGGCTGGTCATTTGGATGCTCTCGACGCGGATTGGCAGTACGACCGTGGTGTCGGCCAACAGCGAGGCGCAGCTTCGGTCTATCACCTGGGCGGAAATTACCAAGTGGCTGAGCCTAGCGCTCAACAGCCATTGGTTTGAGCCGAGCGCAACCCGCGTGTTGCCGGCCAAGTGGCTGACGGAGTTGGTGGAACGCGACCTCAAGATCGGCACCCGGTATTGGAACGTCGAGGGGCGGCTATGGTCTGCCGAGAACCCGGACGCCTACGCCGGGGTCCACAACTTTGCCGGCGTCTTGCTGGTGTTCGACGAGGCCAGCGGTATTGACGACAGCATTTGGGGTGTGGCGTCGGGGTTCTTTACCGAGAACACGCCGAACCGCTTTTGGTTGGCCTTCAGCAACCCGCGGCGCAACAGCGGGTATTTTTACGAGTGCTTCCATTCCAAACGGGAATTTTGGGATACGGAGTTTGTGGACGCGCGGACGGTCGAGCATACCGACCAGAAGGTCTATCAGCAGATCATTGACGAGTACGGACCGGACAGCACCGAGGCGCATGTTGAGGTGTACGGGCAGTTTCCGAACGCATCGGACGACCAATTTATCGGCGCGAGCCTAGTGGACGACGCCATGCGCCGGGAACTGCACAAAGACCCCACGGCGCCGATTGTCATTGGGGTGGACCCGGCGCGGTTTGGGTCGGATAGCACCATCATCGCCGTGCGCCAGGGCCGGGACGTGACGGCGCTCAAGCGGTTCCGCGGGGATGATACTATGACCGTTGTGGGGCATGTGATTGAGGCTATCGAGACGTATAAGCCGGCGCTGGTGGTGATTGACGAAGGCGGCCTGGGCGCCGGGATCGTGGACCGGCTGAAGGAACAGCGGTACAAAATCCGGGGTGTCAATTTTGGCAACAAGTCCAAAAACCCCGTCATGTGGGGTAACAAGCGCGCCGAAATGTGGGGCGAAATGCGGAAATGGCTCAAAGACGCGGCCATTCCCCAGGATAGGTTTTTGAAAAATGACCTGACCGGCCCCAAAGTTAAACCCGACAGCCGAGGGACTATCTTCTTGGAAAGTAAGAAAGACATGAAGGCGCGCGGGCTGGCGAGCCCCGACGCGGCGGACGCTATTGCGGTAACTTTTGCGTTTCCGGTGGCGCATCGGGAAAATGTTGCTTCCTCTACCAAAAGGGGCTATACGGTTTCCGGCATATCAACATCTTGGATGGGTGCGTAATCATGGGCAATACCAAACCAATCGGGGTTGCGTACAGCGACCAAGACATCGTCGGCGCTGATATTGTCAACGCGACAACCGTTAGCGGCACTAACATCAGCGGCACTAACATCAGCGGCACTAACATCAACGGCGTGGACATCTACGCTTCCGACGAAATTGGCTACGCGGCAGCCGCGCAAGGCACCGTCACGCAGGCGACGGACAAAAGTACGGGCGTCACGTTGAACCGCTCCATGGGTCGCATTACCATGAACGCGGCGTCGCTGGCGGCCAGTACCGCGGTGACGTTTACGCTGACAAACAGCCTGATTGGCGCCAACGACGTTTTGTCGGTCCATGTGAGCAGCGGCGCTACTGCCGCCGCGTACATCGCGTATGTGACCAGCCTTACGGCGGGGTCTTGCGTCATTGCGCTGCGAAACTTGACGGCCGGCGCGCTGGCTGAAGCCGTGGTGCTGAATTACACCATTATTCACGGTCAGTAACATGCCGTTGGTCAAATCCGCGTCAAAAGACGCCTTTCGCAAAAACGTGAAGGCGGAAATTGCCGCGGGCAAACCCGCCAAACAGGCGGTCGCCATCGCGTATTCCACCCAGCGCACGGCAGCCGGGAAGAAGGGCAAGTAATGGCGGCCAACGATGTAGTGTCGGCAGGCCGCGTGTCGGATAGTGACAACCGCGACATGCTGGCGTTGATGCGCCGGCGCTTCCAAGTGGCTCTCGCTGCGTTATCAAACAGCCGCGAGGATGAAGTTAATGACTTGAAGTTTATGGCCGGATCGCCGGACAATCAATGGCAATGGCCGGCGGACGTACTGGCCACGCGCGGGTCTATCCAGGGGCAGACGATTAACGCGCGGCCCTGCCTGACCATCAACAAGCTGCCGCAGCATGTGCGCCAGGTGACGAACGAGCAGCGGCAGAACCGGCCTTCAGGTAAGGTGATCCCGGCCGACGACAAGGCCGACATTCAGGTCGCAGAGATTTTCGACGGCATGATCCGGCACATCGAGTATATCTCGGACGCCGACGTGGCATATGACACCGCCTGCGACAACCAGGTCACTTACGGCGAGGGGTATATCCGCATCCTGACGGAATATGCCCGCGAGGACAGCTTCGACCAAGACATCAAGATCGGGCGCATCCGCAATTCATTTTCGGTCTATATGGACCCTGCTATTCAAGACCCTTGCGGATCAGATGCCGAATATTGCTTTATCACGCAAGACATGCTCAAGGCGGATTACGAGCGCGAATTTCCCGACGCCTCGCCCGTGTCGAGCCTGATGTCGCAAGGTGTTGGCGATCAGAGCATGGCCATGTGGTTGACTGAGGACCGGGTTCGGATTGCCGAGTACTTCTACATCGCGCGGAAGCGCGCGACACTCAACCTATTCCCCGACAACGTGACGGCGTTTGAAGGCACGGCCCAGGACAAGCAGCTAAAGGCGATGTTTGGCGCACCCCTAAAAACCCGCACCATGGACCGCAAAAAAGTCATGTGGGCTAAGACCAACGGGGCGGAATTGCTGGACGAACGCGAATGGGCCGGCAAGCATATCCCCGTAGTGCGTGTGGTCGGCAACGAGTTTGAAGTTGACGGGCGCCTGTTTGTGTCGGGGCTGGTTCGCAACGCCAAGGACGCGCAGCGCATGTATAACTATTGGGTCAGCCAGGAGGCCGAAATGCTGGCCCTGGCACCCAAGGCACCGTTTATTGGCTACGGCGGACAGTTTGAGGGCTACGAACAGCAATGGAAGACGGCCAATACGAATAATTGGCCCTACCTAGAGATCAACCCGGACGTTACTGACGGCGCCGGCGCACCCTTACCTCTACCAGCCCGCGCGCAGCCGCCTATGGCTTCCTCGGGCTTGCTACAGGCTAAGCTAGGGGCTTCTGACGACATCAAAAGCACCACAGGCCAATACGACAGCAGTTTGGGCCAGCAGAGCAACGAGCGGTCGGGCCGGGCTATCCTGGCACGGGAAAAGCAGGGCGATACCGGGACGTACCATTACGTTGACAACCTTGCTCGCGCGGTGCGGTACGTCGCGCGGCAGTTGGTGGACCTGATCCCCAAGATTTACGATACGGAGCGCGTGGCGCGCATTGTGGGGCTGGACGGCGAAGTCGGCATGGTCCAGCTTAACCCGCAACAGCCCGAGCCGGTCAGAGAAATACAGGACCAAAACGGGCTGGTCATTGGTAAGGTCTATAACCCGTCGGTTGGCGTGTATGACGTGTGCGTGACCACCGGGCCGGGCTACATGACCAAACGGCAAGAAGCCCTGGACGCCATGTCTATGCTCCTGCAATCCAACCCGGAACTTTGGTCTGTCGCCGGCGACCTGTTTGTAAAGAACATGGATTGGCCAGGCGCGCAGGAAATGGCCAAGCGGTTTGCCAAGATCATTGACCCGAAGGTTTTGGAAGGCGAGGACCAATCGCCGGAAATGCAGGCGGCCAAGATGCAAATGGAAGCCCTGATGAAAGACCTAAATCAGATGGCCGGCATGTTGCAGCGCGTCGAGCAATCCGTCGAGGCGCAGGAATTGCAGATCAAGGCGTATGACGCCGAAACCAAGCGTATTTCCGCGGTCCAGGCCGGTATGACCCCGGAGCAAATTCAAGATATTGTCATGGGCACGATTGCTGCGGCGCTGGATACGGGCGATTTAGTAGGGCAAAACGCCAATTTGGGCCGAGAAATGCCGGTTGCCGAGCCTGAAATGCCGCCGCAGGGGGTCATGCAATGAGTAAATGCGACGAGTTTATAGGGCTTTTGTTCCTGGCGCGCGATGTGGCTCATTCGGCGCACCTTAATACCCGATCATACGCCAAACACGTTGCTTTAAACGGGTTTTACGACGGGATTGTTGACCTAACGGACAAATTTGCGGAGATGTATCAGGGCAAATATGGCTTGATCGGGCCTATTGCGCTGATGTCCGCAGGGAAAACCAACAACGCCGTCGAGTTTTTTCAAGATCAAGTTGAAAAACTGGAAAAACTCCGATATGATGTGGTGGACAAGGAATGCACCGCAATACAGAACGTGATTGACGAGATTACGGGTCTTTATTACACTACGTTATATAAATTGCGGTTTTTGGCGTAAAACGAAAGGTTTTGCTGGATGGCCGTCGTTTACCCCACCGCCGTTAAAAACGCCCGTCTTAACGCTGTTGTTACGCAGATTGGCACCACAGGCGTTTTGGAGATAGGTACCGCCGGGATGGCTTCGGTGCTGTTTTCGGTGACGTTTGATAACCCCGCCGGCGCAGCTTCAGGGGGTGTTTTGACGTTCAGCGGGTTCCCAAAAAGTACCACGGCCGTCGCGTCCGGCACCGCGGCCGCCGCGCGTATTCGGACGACTACGGGCGGGACGGATATTGTCACAGGGCTAACGGTTGGAACTTCGGCCTCCGATGTCATTGTCAACACGACTACAGTAGCGACAAGCGACCCGGTACAGGTTACTTCGGCGTCTATAACCCACGCAACTTGAATGGCTGGAACGTATGAGCGATAACGTAGGCTATACACCTGGCAGCGGGGCGATAGTTGCGGCTGATAATGTTGGCGGCAATCTGCACCAGCGGGTCAAGATCAGCGTCGGCGCTGATGGCGTGGCGGCTGATGCTTCGGAAACCACACCGCTTCCGGTCGCCGCATATGGCGAATTGATTGAAGCCATTGAGGCCATGCGGATTGCAATCGCGGCCCTGACCAAAAGCATCGGCTTTGCGCTTCCGAATGCGCTGGGCCAGCCGATCTTTGAGGCGAGGCAAGCGACAGCGGCAAATCTGCAAGTGACCGTGGGTTCTATCGCGGGCGGGCAGGCGCTTGCGACGGTTTCCACGCTGACAAACCAAACGCAGATCGGCGGCTTTGCGGCCAATGACCAAATTCCCGCGCTAATGCACCTTCAGGCGGATAACCTTCGCCGCAACATTACGGTGACCTGAGATGGCAACGACAAACGGCAACCGGAAAATTCTCGATCTAAAGCGGTGGGAATTTTGCGCTATCCTGCCCGCCAACACGCAAAACGGAACCTTCATCGCTTCCTCGCGCCATTTTAGACAGCAACAGCTTTGCGTCCGAAGCAACACTGAAGCCTTTATCTACAATCCTTCCGAGGATGGTTGGGCGCCGATTACCTCGCCGGGCTTGGCTGGGACGTTTGGTGGTGGCGCGGCTGGGGTGGCGGGCGCATGGTCAACTGGCGCGACGGTTGGCGCGGCTTCCCTGACTGCAACGGGCGGCACCACCACCACGATCATAACCAACCAAACCCTTGCGCGCGACTTGCGGGGTTACAAGGTTCTGATCCTGTCAGGCCCGAATGCGGGCGCCGTCATTACGATTTCCTCCAACACCATCGGCACAAACGCGGTTATTACGGTTCCGGTGCAGGCTAGCGCGTTTACCGCTTCGACGGTCTATCGCCTGTTGACGCCGCGCTGGTATGTGGTGGGGGCTGGCACTTTGGCGGCGGCATCTTTCCGTGTTTATGACTACGCCACCAACACATGGACAACGCTTTCGCAAACCGGCTTGCCTGCGTCTTTGGGTACTGATGGCCGGCTAATTGCCACACCCTCAATTATTGATGGCGATTTCAAAAGCTTCGCCACAGGCACGGCAACCAGCGCCACCGGCACGACACTGACACAGACCGGCAAGACTTGGGCCGCATCGCAGTGGATTAACTCGCAGGTTCGCATTACGGGCGGCACGGGCGCGGGGCAGATCAGGGCCATCACGGCCAACACGGCGGACACGTTGACCGTTGCCACCTGGACCACAACGCCCGACGCGACCAGCACTTATGCCATCGAGGGAAATGACAATTTCCTTTATTACATTGGCAACAACGCGGTTACGATGTATCGCTATGACATCACCGCTAACACATGGTCAACACTATCCCCGATAGCGGCGCGGGCGGCTGCCCCCGCAGGTGGAATGTCGGGGCATTGGGTGCATTCTGCGCCAGAAAGCGATTGGACGAATGAAAGCGCCATTCAGAACGGTCGCTATATCTACTCGTTTCAAGGCGCCTCTTCTGCAAACCTGCATCGTTACGACATCGCGGGCAATACCTGGGCGACTATCACTTACGCACCCAATGCCGAAACCTTTGGACAAGGCACTAAATACGCGCTGCAAAACGGCATTTTGTATATACAAAAAGATGCAGTTGGCCGCTGGTATGCGTATGACTTTGCCCGGTCAGAAATGTTCCCCTGGGGCATGATGCTTTATCCGCAGGGCGTAGGCACGATTGGCGATACGGCCTTTGATGTGGTCTATAAAGATGGCGCCACGGAAATCTATTATGTCCACATGGTTCTAAATTCGCTCAACATCCATCTCAGACAGCAGGTGATCTAGCCATGGACAAAGAAGAATTGATCGCGATGCTCGAAGCGAAAATCAATAGCCTTACCGTTTTGAAGGGTTCACTTGAGAGGCTGAATGAATTGCAGCAGGCGCAGGAAATTGAGATTGAGATCAACCAGACGCAAGCCCTGTTGAACGAGCAGCTTTCGCCGCCTAACGAGTAACCTCCATGACGCTGCTAACGCTTCTTCAGTCCGGCGGCGCCCCCGTCGGGGTAACGGCGGCGCTAACCGCGACAGAGGTAGGGTCGGATATTCTTGCTTCCGACGCTTTTATTGGGTATAAAGTCTCGGTTTCGCTTGGGGCAACAGAGGTAGGGTCGGATATTTTTGCTGTTTCGGCGTATGTAGGCACCCCGCCTTCGCCGCCGGCGACAGACATATATCTGATTAAATTACGTTCCTTTACGGGGCACAGGAGATTTTAGCTATGGCTATGAACCTAAAGGCAATCACTTCCTGCCTTGGCTATCAACAGATCACTTCGCTGAGCGCGTCCACCGCGCTTACGGTGCCTGTAGCGGACGCAAACGGGCTTTCCGCCAAACCTACGATAGCCATTATCACCCCTGAAACCGCGGGGGTTCGCTGGCGTGATGATCCTACCGCCCCGACAGCCACGGTGGGGATGCCTTTGGCGGCCGGTGTGACATTGCAGTATGATGGCGACCTGACAAAAATTCGCTTCATCCAGCAATCCGCCGGCGCTATCATCAACGTCAGCTATTACGCATAAGGAGGTCTTTATGCCCGGCGTACTTAACGAAACCCCCGCTTTTGATCCGGTAGATTACTACACCAAGCAACTACCGTTGGAATTGGCGCGGCTGACCGAGTTGCGGGACGAATTGCGTAAGCGGCAAGGCGCCCTAGCCGCGGTTGAGGAGGCGCAAAAGGACCGCGAAGCCGCAGGGGTGGAATTGGCGACCGCCAAGAGCCAAGCGGCCGAAATTCTTGCCGACGCCAAAGCCGCGGATGGGAGCGTAAAAGCCCGTGCCGCCGCGCTGGACGAACGCGACGCGGCGTCTGCTCGTGCCGCCGCAGAAGCAGCCAATGAGGCTTTAGCGCGCGAAATTGCGGTGACTAGCCGCGAACGCGCGGTGAAATTGCGCGAATCCGCAGCGGCCGCCAAAGACCAATCTTTGGCCGAAGCTGCCGCCAAGCTGGACGCGGAACGCGACGCTTTTAACGCCAAGGTCGCCGCTTTTCAAAGCCTGGCGGCACAAATGAAGGCGTAACCTTTTCCTCGGCGGAACGCCGCCGGAGGCAACCGTACTGGCGCGGTTCACCAGGTTTCGTGAGGGACTACTATGTCTGACGCAATGCAAGAGATAGCGGCTACCACCGCGCCGGAACCGGACGTAACGGCTACGCCCGCGCCCGCCACAGATAATTCTTCGCCGGAAGCCCCGCCTACGGACGCGCCAAAAACCTTCACCCAGGAGGAATTGGACGCGGCCATAAGCAAACGCTTGGCGCGGGCGCAACGTCAATGGGAACGGGATCAAAAGACAAGGCCCCTTACCGCGCCGGCGCTGCCGGCCGCGCCGTTGGACGCCGCGGATTTTGACAACGCACCCGCCTATGCCGAAGCCTTGGCCGAACGGAAAGCCGAAGCCCTACTCGCGCAGCGAGAGGCCGAAGCCACCCAGGCCAAGATGCAGGACGCTTACCGCGACCGTGAAGACGAAGCCCGAAACAGATACGCCGACTTTGAACAAGTTGCGTACAACCCGGCGCTTCCTGTTACGGACGCGATGGCGCAAACCATTCAGTCTTCTGAGATTGGCCCCGAGTTGCTATATCATCTTGGTTCCAACCCCAAGGAATCTGAGCGGATTTCCCGGCTGAGCCCATTGATGCAAGCCCGCGAAATTGGGAAGATTGAAGCCGCTTTGACGGCCAATCCCCCGGCGCGCAAGACAACCTCTGCCCCCGCCCCTATTGCCCCTGTCACCGCCCGCGCCGCCACGGCGCCGACTTACGATACTACTGATCCGCGCTCTATCAAGTCTATGAGTACGGAAGAGTGGATCAAAGCTGACCGGTTGCGACAGATCAAGAAGGCGGAGGCTTCCCGCAATTTCTGACCATCGGAGTTAAGAGATGCCCAATTCACTTCTTACTATTGACATGATTACCCGGAAGGCTCTCGAAATTCTCGAGAACAACCTGGTTATCACGCGCAATATCAACCGGCAGTACGACGACAGTTTTGCTGCCGAAGGCGCCAAAATTGGCTCCACGCTGCGTATCCGCCTACCTGACCGCGCGCTGGTCACGGACGGCGCTGCGTTGCAAGTGCAGGACGACAACGAGCAGTTTACGACGCTCCGCGTTGATTCTCAGAAGCACATCGGCGTCAGCTTTACGTCCGCTGAATTGACCTTGCAGTTGGACGATTTCGCTGACCGCGTTCTCAAGCCGCGTATTTCGCAGCTTGCCGCGTCTATTGACGCGGACGTGGCCAACGCCTACCGGACTATCTACAATTCCGTGGGTACCCCCGGCACGACGCCTGCTACTTCGCTCGTGCTTCTGCAAGCCCAGCAGAAGTTGAACGAGTTTGCGGCGATGATGCCGAACCGCTACGCCACGGTCAACCCGGCGGCTAACGCGGGCTTGGTGGAAGGTTTGAAGGGGTTGTTTAGCCCTGCCAATACCATTTCTCGCCAATTCAAAAGCGGCATGATGGGTGAAGGCGTGTTGGGTTACGACGAAATCAATATGTCGCAGTCCGTCCAGCAGTTCACTACAGGCACCCGCACCGGCGCACACACGGTCACTACGAATGTTGCCACGCAGGGCCAAGCCACCATCAACATCACCGGCACGGGTACGCAGGTGATCGCGGCTGGCGACGTGTTCACGGTGGCCAACGTGTTTGCGGTCAACCCTCAGACCCGCCAATCCACCGGCTCGCTTCAACAGTTCGTGGTGCTGGCGGCCAACACGGCGGTTTCCGGCGCGTACACCAACGTATCCGTCAGCCCGGCCATGTTTACCGCTACGAACGCTCTGGCCACGGTGGACAGCTTCCCGCAGTCCGGCGCGGTGGTTACGTTCCTGGGCGCGGCGTCCACCGCGTTTCCGCAAAACTTGGTGTACCACAAAGACGCTATCACGATGGCAACTGCCGATTTGTTGCTGCCGCAAGGCGTTGATATGGCGTCCCGCCAGGTTCACAACGGTATTTCTTTGCGTATTGTGCGCGATTACGACATCAACAACGACCGCTTGCCTTGCCGTATTGACGTGCTGTACGGCTACGGCGTGATCCGTCCTCAAATGGCCACGCGGCTGTGGGGCTGACCCTCTAACCGAAAGGAAACATTGACATGCCTATCGCTAACGGTTCAGGCGGGTATCAGATCGGTACTGGCAACGCCTCCGAACCAAACATAACGCCGATTGACCTGCCGATTTCGGTTACTGCTACCGCCACGCTGACGCCCGCGCAAATTGTCAACGGGCTTATCCTGGCAAATAGCGGCATTACCGCCGCGCAGACCTACACGCTCCCTTCGGTGACGGACCTTGAGTTGGCCTTCGTCAATATGGAGCGCGTAGGTACGTCTTTTGACTTCCGCGTCGTGAACCTGGGTACGTCTTCCGGCACCGCCATTATCGCGGCGGGCACCGGCTGGACTATCTCAGGGTCGCTTACCATGACGATCCCGGTAACTACCGGCGCGCTGCTTGTCGCCCGCAAGTCCGCGGCAGGCGCCTGGACGCTCTACCGCGTCGCGTAACAAACGGTTAGGCCCTCGCTACGCGCGAGGGCCTAGCACCTTTGCAAAAGGAAATCACGGATATGGCCGTTATCTACATGACACACCCTGTTTTTGGCACCAAGGTTGCCACCTCCGACATGGAGGCTGAGTACGACGCGCGCAACGGCTGGTCCCGCGACGCGGTAGCCGAAGAAGCCCCGTCCGAAGCAATCAACCAGCTTGCGGCGGCCCATGGTTCGCGCCGGCGCCGCCCGCCCGCGCAGGAGGACTAAAACATGGCCTCGGCTGGCGACATCATAAACGGGTCTTTGCGCCTGTTAGGGGTGCTAGCTGAAGGTGAGACGCCATCGGCGGCTACATCGCAAGACGCGCTTACCGCGCTCAATCAGATGATTGACAGTTGGAACACCGAACGGCTGGCTGTTTTCTCTACCCAGGACCAGATTTTCACTTGGTCGCCAGGCGTGATTTCCCGCACCCTCGGGCCGTCCGGCACCTTCTCCGGCATCCGGCCTATTGCGTTGGACGACAGCACTTTCTTCCGTGACCCCGCGTCCGGTATTTCATACGGCATCAAGATTATCAACCAGCAGCAGTATAACGGGATCGCGGTCAAAACCGTCACCAGTTCATTTCCACAAGTCATGTGGGTCAACATGACCTACCCGGACATTGAAATGTACGTCTATCCGGTCCCGCTTCGGTCCATCGAGTTTCATTTTGTGTCCGTCAAGGAATTGACGCAGCCGGTCAATCTGGCAACCACCTTGGCCTTTCCTCCGGGCTACCTGCGCTGTTTTCGGTACAGTCTGGCTTGCGAAATGGCGCCTGAGTTTGGGGTAGAACCGACGCCTCAAGTGCAGCGCATTGCCATGACATCGAAGCGCAACCTCAAGCGCGTGAACAACCCAGACGACGTTATGGCGCTGCCATACAGTATCGTCGGCACTCGTCAACGGTACAACATCTTCGCCGGGAATTACTGATGAAGACGCCGATACTCGGCGGAACGTATGTGGCTCGAAGCGTCAACGCTGCCGACAGCCGCATGGTGAACCTGTTTCCCGAGATTGTGCCAGAGGGCGGCAACGAGCCCGCGTTCCTGAGCCGCGCGCCCGGTTTGCGTTTGCTGGCGACCGTAGGCACAGGGCCTATTCGCGGCGTGTGGCAATTCGGCGCTTATGGATATGTGGTGTCGGGCTCTGAATTGTACCGCGTAAATACGTCGTGGTCGGCCACCCTGCTAGGGACTATTGCGGGCTCTGGCCCCGTATCCATGTCTGACAACGGAACGCAGCTTTTTATTGCCGCTAATGGGCCTAGCTTCATATACAACGCCAGCACAAGCGTATTTGCGCCTATAACCGACCCCGATTTCCCCGGCGCGGGGTCCGTCGGGTTTTTGGACGGCTATTTCGTGTTCAACGAGCCCAACAGTCAAAAAATATGGGTTACGAGCCTATTAGACGGCACGTCGGTTGACCCGCTTGATTTTGCCAGCGCCGAAGGCTCGCCGGACGGCGTAGTGGCTATTATCGTGGATCACCGCGAGGTATGGGTGTTTGGGACCAATTCGGTTGAGGTCTGGTATGATTCCGGCGAAGCTGATTTCCCGCTCACGCGGGTACAGGGTGCGTTCAACGAAATAGGCTGCGCCGCTGCGTATTCGGTCGCCAAGCTAGACAACGGCTTGTTCTGGCTAGGCTCCGACGCCCGCGGCCGCGGCATCGTGTACCGGGCCAACGGCTACACCGGGACGCGCATTTCTACCCATGCGATTGAGTGGCAAATACAGCAGTACGGCGAATTATCGGACGCCATAGGCTACACATACCAGCAGGACGGCCACGCTTTTTATGTGCTGGTGTTCCCCTCGGCTAACGCAACCTGGGTTTATGACGTGGCGACCCAAGCCTGGCACGAGCGCGCGGGGTGGGTTGACGGCGAATTTACCCGGCACCGCGGCAACTGCCAGATGGCGTTTGGCAACGAGATTGTCATTGGCGATTACGAAAACGGCAACCTATACGCTTTTGACCTTGACGTGTACGCCGACAACGGCGCCGTGCAGCGGTGGTTACGGTCCTGGCGCGCTATGCCGGCCGGCGCTGACAACACCTTTCGGTCTGCCCACCACATGCTTCAGCTAGAAGGGGAGACTGGCGTAGGGTTAAACAGCGGCCAAGGGGAAGACCCTCAAGTCATGCTGCGCTGGTCCGACGACGGCGGGCACACATGGTCCAACGAGCATTGGCGATCTATGGGGCGCATCGGCGCGCACGGCTACCGTACCATCTGGCGCCGGTTGGGTATGACGATGAAAATACGCGACCGGGTTTATGAGGTGTCGGGCACCGACCCCGTCAAGATTTTCATTACTGCCGCCGAATTGCTTGCGAGCCCTACACGTGCCTAGTCCTCCTAACATCACCAATATCCCCCCGCCACGCGTTCCAATCATTGACGACCGTACAGGGTTGATGTCGCGCGAGTGGTATAGGTTCTTGCTGAACCTATTCACGTTGACCGGCGGCGGCGGCAACGCCGTGTCCCTGCAAGATGTTCAACTAGGGCCGCCGGGCGCTGACGAAGCCGTGTCCCTGCAAGATGTTCAACTAGGGTCGCCGGGCGCTGACGAAGCCGCGATCCAGGCTGCGCTTCAAGCCTACGCTGACGTAACACCCCCCGCCGCGCAAGCGGCGCCAAGCACGTTTGATACGCTGGACCCGCCGGTGTTTCTGGACGTGCCAGGCCGGTTTCTGCTACCTGCCGGCGTAACCCCCGGCGCGTCGCCGTACACGTATCAGAACACGTCTGGTCGCCCCGGAGACATGATTGTCTCGGGGGGCTTGGTATCGGACGTTGCTTTTTCGCGCGACAACGCAACTTTCTATGGTGTCGGGGCCGTTTCTGGTGTATTCCCTTTATCAGCGTATGACTTTTTGCGGGTGACGTACACCGTAGCCCCTACAATGACCTTTATTCCCAGGTAAATGCAGGAGCGCGCTTAATGGCCAATCTTAGCCCCCCGCCGAAACTACAGTTTTTTGATGCTAACGGCGTCCCTTTGGTGGGCGGCAAGCTATACTCCTACGCCGCCGGCACGACAACGCCGCTGGCGACATATACGTCTTCCGCGGAAACGACGTTCAACACCAACCCTATCATCCTAAACTCGCGCGGCGAAGCGGAGGTGTGGTTAGGGTCGCCGCTGTATAAATTCAAACTGACCACCACTGCGGACGTTGAAATCTGGACAGTTGATAATATAGGTTCGATAACCAGTCTTCAGTTGGCGACTGGCGCGTCAAAAATAGGATATAAGTTCCCGGCGAATCTTACCGTTGTTCGATCCGTCCAAACGGTTTTGCAGGAAGGCTTGAGCATTGGGGATTTCGACAGCAGCCCAAACCTGAATAACGGCGTCTATGACGCGACCCTGGCAATGCAGCGACTAGCTGCCGAGTGCGCGGCTAATGGGTTTGTCGGCAAGCTTCCGGCTGGCAAGTTTTCAATCTCGGGGCAGGTGACTTTTGATGAACAAAGCAGCGCCGTGGTTTCTGACCGGCGCGGTTCATTGCGCGGTGCGGGCATCGCTCAGACTGAAATCAAGGCGCAATCGAATGGGGTTTATGCTGCGCTCGATTTTCTTGGCTCGGTAACCTCGGGCGGCATCGGTCTTGGTATTAAGCCGGGCGGCTTTATGTTGAGCGGCCCCGAAACAAATGTAGGGATCGGGATACAAGTCGACCAATACGCCTTCTGGTCAATGGATGAGATTTTCGTTCGCGGTTTTGATATAGGCATTAATGCAATTGACTGCCTTTCGGTTCAAATGGCCAATCTTTTCATCCGCAATAATCGGCGCGGATTGCTGGCCTTCTTTGAAAATTTTAGTCGCCCTAACGCCTGGACGCTGACGAATGTAGATTTCGGACTAAACACAGAATTTGCCGCTTCCATTGTGGAGCCTGCGCTATTCTCATTCGACGGTGGCGCCGTGCAGGGGAACGGCATCGGCGGGGTTGGGACGTTCGGTTATCGCGGCGGCATTCTCATGACAAACGCGGGGACCGAAGGCGCGGTCGGGGGGAATTTCCGAAACGTGTATTTTGAATACAACGCCGGCGACAGTGACGTGACGCTTAGCGCAGGTACTCAAACGGCGGTTCATAATTTCTATGGTTGCAATTTTATGAGGCTGAATAGCACCGATTTCGTGACCAATAATATCAAGGTTGACGTGGGCGGCACCGCCTTCAACATTGTCAATATTGACGGGTGCGGCTTTGAGCAAGCAGGAAGCTATACGCCATCGGCGGGGCGGCCCTATGTCAATGTCGCGGCCATCAATGGCGCCGTCAACGACATGGGCAATAATTATTACCAGTCTGATACGGAATATGTGGACCTGATTAAGTTTGGCTTGGGGACGCGATCCGGCTCTATACCCGCAAGCGGGACTGGCGCCACGCTGCCGCGAGGTTGGTCCGCCGTTAAAACATCAACCGGTCTTTACACAGTCACGCATAGCCTAAACTTGGCGGCTACGGCTTACCGGGTGTCCGCCGTGTCCGTTGATGCGAGTGCGAATGTTGTGCAGCGGGTCGTGAAGGGGACAAACACATTCCAGATAGTCACAACCGACGTCGCCGGCACGGTTACTGACTGCGCCACAGACTTTATCTTAACGAAAGGTGGTTGACATGGCGCCGATTGACCCCCGCGATTTTGGAAAGCTGGAAGCTAAGGTTGACCACCTGAGCGACCAACTGGACGAAGTGACCAAAAGCCTTCAGGCCCTTCAAACGATACTGGATCAGACTAAGGGCGGCTGGTACGTTCTAGCCACGGCGGCGGCAATTTCCGGTGGTGTGGCTGCGCTGGCGGTCAAAATGCTACCGTTCTGGCCGTTCCGATGAAACTGGATGATATAGCCGTGACAATGGCCATTGCTGCCGGCGGCGCGTGGGTGGGCACCCTTGCGCGAGAGTTAAGCCAAGAACGGCGCAAGATTTCGTGGAAAATGATGTTGTTAGAAACACCTGGCGCGCTTGTGTGCGGGTTTGGGGCGGGCGGGCTGGCGGACGCCTTGGGCTTTCATAGCCCCCTGGTTGTGGCCGGCGCGGGGGCCGTGGCCGGGCGCATCGGCGCCGCGGTGTTCGTCCAAGTGCTGCTTACCTTCTTGCAAAAAAGGATGTCCGATAATGGCCGTGACCGTTAAGGTTCTGATTCCCGCCAAGACCGCCGAGAACGCGCAGACCACGCAATACACGGCGAACGGCGTTACCACGATCATTGATAAGTTCACCGCGACCAACTACAGCGCGGCGGCGGCTACGCTCAGCGTCAATCTGGTGACGGCGGCGGGATCGGCAGGCAACGACAACTTGATCGTGAAGACCAAGACCCTACAGGCCGGCGAGACATACACGTTTCCTGAGATTGTCGGTCAAACCTTGTCGCCGGGGGCGTTTATATCTACCATTGCCGGTACGGCTTCGGCTATCAACATTCGGTCAAACGGGAGAGAAGTGACGCAATGACCCTGACCGTTCGCCGCCCTGAATACGCTGACCTTGGCCGCTATACTGAGTTGGCCGTCGAGTTCATCGCGGCGGCGCCCATCAGCCAATTCATACCCGCCGAGGCTAACAACGTGGCGGATTTCCTGATTGGCGCAATGGACAACCCCGGCGTGGCGATGTGGTTGGCAGAGATAGACGGTAAGATCGTGGGTATTTGCGGCGCGCTTTGCTACCCCCTGTTTTTCAGCCCGCAGCATACCATCGTTCAAGAATTGTGGTGGTGGCTGACGCCGGCCGCTAGGGGCAGCGGCGCCGGCCAGGCGATGCACAAGACGCTTGAGGAATGGGCAAAGGAAAAAGGCGCGGCGCTCGTTTTAATGATTGCGCTTGCTGACAATAGGGTGGAAAAGACAAGCAAATTTTACGCGCGGGCGGGGTATAAGCCCCTGGAACGCACGTTTGCGAAAGGAATTGCGCCATGGCAATAGGCACCGTTGCCTCGCTGGTTTTAGGGAACCAAGCAGCGAAAGCCCAAAAAACGGCGGCGGCTAACGCGGCAGCGACGCAGCGCGACGCCGCGGAGCAATCCATTGACGCGCAAGAGCGCATGTTTCAGCGGCAAGTTGAACTGCAAGAGCCGTTTAGGCAGTCAGGGCTTACCGCGCAAAACCGCATGTTGACGTTGTTAGGCTTAGGCGATGATCGCACGGCGCCCGATTTCGGCAAGTACGCAGGCGACTTTGGTATGAGCGATTTTCAAGCGGACCCTGGCTACGGGTTCCGCTTGAGCGAGGGTATGAAGGCTCTTGAACGCTCAGCCGCGGCGCGCGGCGGGCTTCTGTCCGGGGCTACGTTGAAAGGTATTACGCGGTTCGGCCAAGACACGGCGTCCGGTGAGTACATGAACGCCTTTAACCGCTACCAGACAAACAGGTTCAACCAGCTTAATCCCTTGCAAAGCCTGATGGGTGCGGGGCAGACCAGCACCAACGCGCTATCCAGCGCCGCGCAGCAGACCGGCGCGGGCATGGGCAGCACGTACATGGGTATGGGCCTGGGGGTCGCAAACGCGCAGATGGCCGGCGGCGAGGCGCGGGCGTCAGGCTATACAAATATGGCCAACACATTGAACAGCGGCATAACCAACGCAATGAGCCTGGGTGTACAGTATCCTTTGTACCGAAGCCAAATGCAGCTTAATGAAGCGCGAACCGGGTACTATAACCGCGGCGGCGCCGCCGCGTAAGGAGATAGGCCATGTCCGGTTACACCAGCCCAAACCAAATTCGCCCGGTCCAGCTTCCCGATTTTATGGGCGCGGCCAACGCCATGTCTTCGCAGTCTCTAAACGCAATGCGCGAAGATCAGCTTTTACAGCAATCGCGAATATTGCGGGGCGCGGAGGCTGAAAAAGACGCGCTGCGCGTCGCGGTTTCGCGGCCAGACTTTGACCCCTTGGCGCCGGGCGCAGCGCGCGAGATATTGCTTGCTGCGCCCACGACGGGCGCGGCGACGCTTAACGCTTTGTCGGGCGCCGCTCGGGAACATCGGCAGGCAAGCACGGCGGCAGCGGAAGCGACATTAAAAAATATAGAAATCGGCAAGGCTCTTTTAGTTCCTATCGCGTCTTTGCCTGAAACAGAACAACAAACTGCATACGCGGCTTGGCGGCAAAATATGCAAGCGCGCGTTCCCGGGATTTCACTACCTCAAACATTTACCCGCGACGGCTACATGACCTTATTGGCAAAAGCCGACGAAATTATTGCAAACGCGCGGCCTCGATACGCCGCGGGTCCAGGGAACTATCCTATAGAAATACTGCCTAACGGCTTTAGAATGGTCCCCGAAGCCCCGGCTGGCGGTGCGCTAGCGCCGCGCGCCGCAGGCCCAGAAATGACGCCGGGGCAGTTGGCCGCGGCGGAACACCTGCGAACCCGCGAAGGGTTCCGCGCAGCGCCTTACTTTGATGTAAACGCGCACCGCGCCGGGTTCGGCAGCGACACTACAACGCGGGCTGACGGTTCGGTTGTGCCGGTGCGCCCAGGTATGACCGTCAGCCGCGAGGACGCAGAACGCGACTTGGCCCGCCGCATCCCGCAATTCGAGCAGCGCGTGGTTGCGGCCATCGGGCCGGAAGCCTACGCGGCCATGCCACCAAACGCTCAAGCGGCCTTGATTTCGATTGCGTATAACTACGGCTCCCTTCCGGGGCGCATCCGTAACGCGGCGATGTCGGGCGACCCGGCGGCGCTGGCAAAAGCCGTGGAAGGTTTGGCGGGAGATAACCGGGGCGTCAACGCGGGCCGTCGCCGCGACGAGGCTGCTATGATCGCCGGCGCCCCCGCTAATGCCATGGCGCCGCCCGGCGCTGCGCCCGCCAACGCCATGTTGGTTTCGCAAGACGCGCTGGCGGCAGAGCCGCCGCTTGCGGTCCCTGATTTCGCGCGGCTTGCCACGCCGGGCACTATAGCGGAAGCCGACCGCAACAGGCGCACTATGGACGTGCAGCAGTCCCAAGCCACGGCGCGAGCCACCGCAGATGTGCAGCGCGAGAACGCGCCGGCGCGGGCGACGGAAGCGGGGCAAACGTCGGGCGCGCAAACCACCGCAAGACTGGAAGCTGAAGAAGCGGTTAAGCGCCGACAAGACGCGCAGCGATTGGATACCGCAATACGGGAAGTCGAGAAACTTATACGCCCTGGCGGGTTGCTTCAGCGCGCCACTGGAAGCGGCGTAGGAACTGCGGTGGATATAGCAGGTAACCTTGTGGGTATGTCGTCGCGCGCAGCCGATGCAGCCGCGGCCATACCGCCTATTGCAGATTTGGTGTTAAAAATGGTGCCGCGGTTTGAAGGGCCGCAGGGTGTGCGAGACGTACAAATATACGAAAAAGCGGCAGGGGATTTATCAAATTCCATGCTTCCTAATACGCAGCGTTTGGCCGCAGCGCGAGAAATTTTGCGCCTTATGCGGGACCGCCACGGGCAATTCACATACGACGAGCGCGGCGGCGGCGCACCGGCGTCGCCAGCGCCCGCAGCGCCGAGCGCGCCAGCGGCGGCGGGCTTTACCGAGGGTCAGACCGCCACCGGGCCTAACGGGCAGCGCATAGTGTTTCGCGGCGGCCAATGGGTGCCAATGCAATGAGCGCGACCCTACCCCCTGGTTTCCAGTTAGACGCGCCCGCGCCCGCAGCACCGAACGCGCCCGCCGCGGCGTTGCCGCCGGGGTTCCGGCTGGACGCGCCCGCCGAAGGCTTGCCAGGTCCGCGGCGTACATGGGGCGACGTACCGGCGGACATGAGGCAGAACCTACCTGTAAGCGCGCAGCGTTTCTATGGCGGTGTGGTCGAAGCCGTTATGGACCCGTTAGAGACGATCAAGAATTTTGCTGACTTGGCCGCCGGCGGTTTGCGGGCCGGCGCGCGGGCGGTGTTGCCGCGGGCCTTTACCGACGCGCTGGACCGCCTAGACAACCCGGAGACGACCGCGCGTATCAGCGGCATTGCAAACGCGGTGGGAGGCGAGTACGCGAAAAACTACGGCTCGGTTGAAGGTATCCGAGACAAGATCGCCACGGACCCCGTAGGGTTTGCGTCTGATATGTCCCTTTTGCTTACCGGCGGCGGGGCGGCGGCGGCGAAATCCGGCGCGGTTCGCACGGCGGGAGGTTTAAGGACCGCGGCGCGATACACGGACCCTTTGACCCCTGTTATCGCGCCAATCGCGGCGGCGGGGCGGGGCGCGGCGGCGGCGGTTGGTGTGGTTCAAGATATGTCGGACCCGATGGCCCGCGCGTACCGCGAGGCGGCGGCGGGGCAGGGGCCGGCGATTGTGAGCGCGTTGCGTGATCCTAACGCGGTGTTTGTGCCTGGCTCCCGACCTCTGACCTCAGAACTAGCCGCCGGCGCCGGCAGCGCGGAGTTTGCCGCGTTCGCGCGCATGGGCGAGGAACGCTTGGCCAGCGAGTTAGCCGCGCGGAAGGCTGAGCAGAGCGTCGCACGGCAATCGTATTTGGGCCAGGTTGCCGGCGCCCCAGCAGACCCCGTCACCGGGCGCCGCGGCGCGAAGGAAGTTTTAGAAGAAACGCGCGACACGGAAGCTAAGGCGCGGTACGCTCGCGCGGAGCCTGAAACCTACGCCAGCGACGCAACTGTTGACGCGCTATTAGAGCGCCCGGCTGTACGCCAAGCATTGTCCTGGGCGGAAAGCGTAGCGAAAGAAAAAGGCCAGGAATTTACAATACGCCGCCCCGAAACCGCCGCGCCTAGCGGGCTTGTGGACGCGCAAGGGGCCGCGTTACCCGCGCCGCCCGTGCAATATTCCGTTCGGGACTTGGACCGTTTGCAGAAGGCGTTGCGGGATTATGTGAAGGAAAACCCGCAAGGTCTTGGTATTGAACAAAGAAACGCTATTCTTGGTTCGCGTACTGAATTGCTGGCTTGGATTGACAATCAATCGGATGCGTACAAGGCCGCCCGCGAAGGCTACGCCGAGGCCAGCGGCCCTATTAACCGCATGAGAGTGGGCAGGGTGATACAAAACGCGCTTACGGACCCTCTGACCGGGGAAGCCTCGCGCGCAGCGGCGTTCGCCACGGCGACGGAAAACGCCCCTCGCACCATCAAGCGCGCCACGGGCGAGAGCCGCTTCAGCTACCTATCCGACGTGTTGCAGCCGGACGAAATTAAGATCGTGCAGGACGTGGCCCGAGACTTGCGCCGCGCCGACAACGCCCGCGACATGATTTCAGCCGGGCGCCGGGGGGACGTTCCCGACATTAGCCGCGCCGCAACCGAGGCGTCAAATGTGCTTGGTCCGCGAGTGCAGATTTTGAACCGCATATACACCGCGGCTAACAACGTCTATCGCCGGCTTGAAGGTAAGGTGAACCGCGAGACGGCCGAGCGCATTGCGCGCGACCTGATGGACCCCCAGGCTACGGCGTTCCAGCTTGACCGCGCGTTGCGTCAGGAAGCCGGGCGCGCTAAGGTGCGGGCGCGGGTTCAGGCACCGTTTGACGCCACTGCGGCGGCGCTGCGAAATCCGGCGTCGCGCGTTGGCGCGCAGATCGGCAACGCCATGAACCCATACGAAGACCCGTTTACCGTCAACGCTTTTGCACCGTGACCCCAGGGGGCTAACCTCATGCCTATCCCCGCCATTGTCGGCGCCCTTCTGCCCGCGCTTGGAACCTTGATTGACAGGCTGATCCCTGACCGGGCGGCGGCGGAAAGGGCCAAACTGGAAATCGAAGCGCAGCTTGTGGCGTCGGCCAATGAGGCCGCATTAGCGCAGGTCGAAGTGAATAAAATTGAGGCCGGGCACAACAGCGTGTTCGTGGCGGGCTGGCGCCCGTCAATCGGTTGGGTATGTGCGGCGGGCTTGGCATGGGCTTTCGTGTTGGCCCCGGTCGCGTCTTGGGGGTTGGTGGTTTCGGGCGTCAAGGCCGAATTACCTTCTATCCAGACCGATTACCTCTTAGAGTTGGTCGTCGCCATGCTTGGTATGGGTGGGTTGCGGACTTTCGAGAAAATGCGGGGGGTCGCTCGCCAATGACCGTGTTGACGGCCAAACTGCTTTACGGCTTGGGCTGGACGACGCCGGTTGAGTGGGCGGCGGTGCTGGGCGACGCTTGCGCCCGGCACGACATAAACACGCCTAAGCGTGTTGCCCTGTTCCTGGCCAACACCGGGCACGAAAGCAACGGCGGGCGGGCGCTGCGCGAGAACCTAAACTACGCGCCCGCGGCGCTGGTGGCCCAATGGCCCGATTATTTCCCGCCCGAGTACGCTGAGGAAGTGGGTCGCACGGTCAACCACGCGGCAGACCAGAAGGCCATAGCCGAGGCGGCTTACGGCGGGCGCATGGGTAACGTGAACCTGGGCGACGGCTGGCGGTTCATTGGCCGGGGGCTAATGCAGACTACCGGGCGGAACAATTACGAACGCTTGGCGCAAACCCTGGGGATGCTGGTGGACGACTTGCCGGGGTGGATTGAGACGAAGGAAGGTGCCGCCGAAAGCGCGGCGTTCTTCTGGTCCGCCAACGGCTGCAACGAATTGGCCGACCTTGGCGCCGTGACCAAATGCAGGCTCCGCATCAACGGCGGGAAAATCGGGCTAAAGGACGTGCTGGACCGCTACGCTAAGGCGCTGCGGCTGTTGGTGTAAGCAATTCCCGCCGTTCGCGTAGCGTTCGCAGCGCCGTAAATCGCTGGTGCATCCGCACCAGCAGAGTATGACGCCGTTCGCCCTGGCGTTCTTCTTCGATCATCGCCGCCAATTCATCTTCACGCAGACTACTTAGCCGGGCGTTCAATTCCCGCCAATTCATTTTGTAGTCCCTTTCAGTTCATCCAGCGCCAAGTCAGACACGGCGCGCTTGTCATAAAGCGCAGCCCATATGCGTTCGTCAATCGTTTTATTGCATAGCAGCACATAGACCCAAACCGGGTGCGCCTGGCCGCTGCGGTGCAGCCGCCCCACCGTCTGCTCGAACAACTCCAACGACCAGGGGATAGACAAGAACACCATCTTGCTACCTCCATGCTGAAGGTTGAGCCCATGCCCTGCCGACTTGGGGTGAACCAGCAACAATTCGATCTTGCCGGCGTTCCACCGCGCGATAGCGTCCGGGTCGTCAATCGTCGCCGCCTGGGGATACCGGCGCTGCAATTCGGCCAATTCTTCCTTGTAGTTATAGACGATGATCGTGTTAGCGCGCTGGTTGCCTTCCAGAATGTCGTCCAGCACTACAAACTTGTGGTCAGAGAACCAAATGGCTTCCTGGCTAGGCGTGAATTTCCCCGCGATTTCGTCCGCTACGGTCGTCCGAAGATAGACGAAGCCGCTGGCCATCTGTTGCAACTTGTTTGTCACCGCCGCGGCAGATAGCGCCGTGATCTGCTTCCCCTCTAGGTTGACCAGAAAATCCCGCTTCATCTTCTCGTATGGCAACCGCTCCACCAGGTCGCAGCGCATTTCGACCGTGTGAAGCGGCGGCAACTGGTCCTTATACTCGCCCGGCTCAAGCACGAAAGTAGCCGGCCGGATCGCGTCCATGATGCCCGCGAGCGCGCCAGTACGCGGCGCCCACTCGCCAATCTCTCGGTTAAGGCAGACGAAATACTTTTGCAGAAAGGCTCCCTTGGACCGGCCTAATAGTGATTGGTCCACCATCTTGCATTGCCCGAACACGTCTTCCAGGCCGTTGCTGGTAAAGCTGCCGGTCAGCCCCCACCGATATTTGAACCAGCCGATGATCTTGTCGAGGGCCTTAAACCGTTTGCCGGCGGGGTTCTTTAGGCGGGTCAACTCGTCGAACACAATCCCGTCAAATGGGCCGATGCCGCCGGGGATGCGCTCGATGTTGTCGTAATTCGTCACCACCACCGGCGCGTCCGACGCGAAGGCGTCCGCGCGCTGCTTCGGCGTCCCGACGGCAACCGCGATCTTCATACCCGGCGCCCATTTTGGCCCTTCAACCGGCCATACGTCGGTACAGACGCGCTTTGGCGCCAGCACCAGCCACCGCTTGACATGCCCATCGGCCAACATGGCGGCCATGGCGGTTAGGGTGATAGCCGTCTTGCCCGCGCCGACCGGCGCCAGGATCATCGCGCGGTCGTGTTCGTACAAGAAATCCGCCGCTTCATCCTGATACGGTCGCAGCCCAGCCATCCACCTGTTCCTTTGTCCAAAGGCAAGCGTACCGCTGCCCCAATCGCTGCATGTCGTCCGCAAACACCTGTTGAAGCGGCGCCAGGCGCCCGCCTTTCGGCTTCTTCAACTCGATGAACCACGTTTCCCCGCCCGGCAGGCATACAATGCGGTCAGACACGCCGCGGTGATTGACCGACTTGAATTTGTAGGCCAAGCCGCCCAGGCGGGCGACGTGCCAAAGCAAATGTCGTTCGATTTCGATTTCGCGCATAAAAACCTGTTACCCCAAAAAAGGGACTTGTGCAAGAGACTTTGTTGCGCTACACCTCGCGGCATTGAAACCCCAAGGAGAAAAGCGAATGGTTAATCACTCAAACATTGTCGGCGGTTCCACCGCCAAGCGGGTTATCGCCTGCCCCGCCAGCGTCAAGCTGGCCCAGGCCATGCCGGAAGGCCGCAAGTCTTCCAAGTACGCGGACGAAGGCACCCTCTGCCACAACATCATGGACGCGGTGTTGACGGACGGGCGCAAGCCCGAGGACTTTCTTGACATGACCTTGAACGATGTCCAGGTCACGCATGAACTACTTGATACGAAGGTGTTGCCCGCGCTGGCGGCGCTGGCCGAGATTGACCCTGACGGGCAGATGGAATTTGAATGTGAAACCGTTGTCGGGTTTGGTGAGGCGTTGCCTGACGTGTTTGGTTCGGCGGACGTAATCGGGCGCATCGGCAACCGGGCGATTGTGCTTGATTGGAAATTTGGCGACGGCGTTGACGTGGCGGTTGAGGAAAACCCGCAAGCGATGTTCTACGCGGCTGCGGCCATGCGTACCCCGGCGGCGCAATGGGCGTTCGACGGCGCGACGGAGATCGAATGCGTTATCATCCAGCCGACCGCGTACAAGCCTGTCAAGCGGTGGCTGACCGGCCCAACGCGCATCCGCGCGTTCGAGCGCGAGTTGTTTGCTGCGGTCAAGGCCGCCATGGGGCCAAAGCCCGCGCTGGTATCCGGCGATCATTGCCGCTGGTGCCCGGCCAAGCCGACATGCCCGCTGTTGACGGGTGCCGTGGATCGGGCGTTGCAATTGCAGATGGCGGCCCTGGACGCGCCGATGATTGGCCAAATGCTGACCAAGGCCGACTTGCTGGAAGACTGGATCAAAGACTTGCGCGGGCTGGCGTTTGACATGCTGAAGGAAGGCGTCGCGGTGCCAGGCTACAAGCTGGTGCCGAAGCGCGCTATGCGGCAATGGATTGACCCCGAGAAGGCGCAAGCGGCGCTTCAGGGTGTCGGCCTTGACGCGACGGAATTGACGGAAACAAAGCTGGTATCGCCGGCGCAGGCAGAGAAGGTGCTGAAGAAGCGCAAGCTTGCCATGCCCGACGACCTGATTGTTGCCGTCTCATCAGGCGACACGCTGGCAACCGAGGATGATCCTCGCCCGGCGTCGTTGCAGATTGGCGCTCAATTGCGCGCTGCTCTTGGCAAACTCGTATAGGAAAACCGAACGATGAACGAAATCACGAAATTTGGTAGCGCAAACCTACCTACCGCCCAATCGCTCGCGCAATCGCTACGCGCGGCGTCTTCGGCGGCGGCGACCAGCGGCGCGGTTATTCTGAAAATGGATAAGACCGGCCATTGGGTGTATGGGGGTGAACAAACGGAAATCGAGGATGATAGCCTGTGGGCTGTCAATCCTTTGTCGTTTGTTCACGGCTTTATTGCCTGGGGCGAAGGTCAACCGCTTGGCGAAAAGATGGGGCCGGTATCCCAACCGCTACCCGAAGTTGACGGCCCGCCGCCGGGAGCAAAAAACGGATGGGAAACTCAGGTCGGGTTTTCTTTGAAGTGCATCACCGGCGAAGACGCAGGCATGGAAGCCCGGTTTACTACCGTTTCCGTCGGAGGCAAAAAGGCTTGGGCGGTGCTGGCGCTGGCTGTTTCCACGCAGGTTGAAAAGGACGAGACCAAACCTGTTCCTGTGGTGCTGCTGAAAAAGGGCCATTACGCACACAAGAAATACGGCAAGGTTTTTACGCCGGATTTTGAAGTGGTGAAGTGGGTCAGCATGGCCGGTCCCGCCGCCGCGGCGCCGGCCGCCGAAGCCGAGCCGGAAGCCGAAGAACCCGCGCCGGCCGAAACTGGCCGTCGCCGTCGTCGCGCAGCCTGAGAAGGATCGGCCCTGGCGCAAGCCGGGGCCGTTTCACCATGGCCGCATATTGCAACGAGATAGAGCCTTACGCTGCCCAATGGCTTCGCAATCTGATTGCGGCGGGGCATATCGCGCCGGGGGAAGTAGATGAGCGATCAATTCGGGACGTGGCTGCGGAGGACATCGCAGGTTTTACACAAGCCCATTTCTTCGCCGGGATCGGCGTATGGTCCCGCGCGCTGCGCCTTGCAGGATGGCCCGACGACCGGCCCGTCTGGACCGGCTCATGCCCCTGCCAGCCTTTCAGCGCCGCCGGTCGAGGCGACGGTTTTGCCGACGAGCGGCACTTGTGGCCTGAATTTGCCCGGCTTATTAGCAAGTGCCAACCTGCAACGGTCTTTGGAGAGCAGGTTGCAAGCGCGCTTGGTCGAGACTGGCTCGTCTCTGTACGGGTTGACCTGGAAGCATTGGGATGGGCCGTCGCAGCCGCTGATCTTGGCGCGGCGAGCGTCGGCGCTCCGCACATCCGACAGCGCCTTTGGTGGGTGGCCAACGCCCCGGCTAGAAGACGGCGAGAGCAGCGGAATGAGGTGGGGCCGGGGCAAGGCAGACACGTTGACGGCGGTGGCGACGCATCTAGCCGGGTGGCCCAGCCCGCAGGCGCGGGACCACAAGGGGGCGCTGAGCCCGGGAAACGAGTTGACGCACAACGCCAGGCCGCTGAACGAAATGGCGGTGCTGGCGGGGTGGCCGACGACAGCGGCGAGCGACGGGGTGGGCGGCAAGGGGTTTCGGGAAGGCGTGTCAATGACGGGCCGGATGCCCGACGGCTCCAAGGTGACGATGGACCTGTCGGCGTCCGTGAAGCTCGCACTCTCGACGGACCAGCCGGCCCGCTACACGGCTTCTGGCGAGACGCTGACTGGCTCCTGTGCCGGGATGGAAAGTGGCGGCCAGTTGAACCCGGCACATTCCCGCTGGCTCATGGGGCCCCCGCCCGAGTGGGACGACTGCGCGCCTACGGCAACGCGATTGTCGCGCCGCTCGCCGTCGAGTTCATCCAAGCCGTGATGAATTGCCAGCCGTGATCCTCTGGCTAGATTTTGAAACCCGCAGCCGTTGCGACCTGCCGAGCGCCGGGGCGTACAATTACGCGCAGGACGCCAGCACCGAATTGTTGTGCATGTCCTACGCCTTTGGTGACGAGGACGTGGCGACCTGGCTACCCGGTCAACCGTTCCCCGCCCGCGTGGCGCATCACCGGGGGCAGATCAGGGCGCACAACGCCGCCTTTGAGCGCCTTATCTTCTGGTACGTCCTGGCGCCCGAGCAAGCCTTTCCCGAGCCCGCGCTAGAGCAGTTCTATTGCACCGCGACGCAAGCCCGCGCGAATTGTGGCCCTGGCAGTCTGGAAGACGTGGGGCGGTTTGCGGGCGCGAGCATGAAGAAGGATTACCGCGGCGCGCAGCTTATCCGCGCGCTGTGCGTCCCCAAGCCCGACGGCACGTTTCGGGAAGACCCGGCGCTAATGGCCGAAATGGTCCAGTATTGCGAGCAGGACGTGCGCGCCATGCGCGCGGTCAGTAAGGCCATGCGTGATTTGTCCGAGGAAGAATTGGCCGATTACCACGTCAACGAGCGGATCAATGACCGGGGCGTGTTGGTGGACACGGCGCTATGCGCTGCCGCCGCGCGCTACGCCGAGCAAGAGTTGGTGGAAATCCAGCAAGTCGTTCGAGAGGTGACAGCGGGCGCCATTACCAGCGTTCGCAGCCCCAAAATGCGCGCTTGGGTGGAACACCGGGTAGGGCCGGAAGCGCGCAAGCTGATGATCGTCTATAAGGACGGCGAGGCCAAGGTTTCGATTGACAAGACGGTGCGGGCTAACCTGCTGGACCTGGCCGACGAGAACCCCGACGAGGTTCCGCCCGATGTGGCCGAGGTAATCCAATGCGCGGACGACCTTTGGGCGTCCAGCGTGGCCAAGTTCAACCGCGCCGCGGCGCTGGCCGACAAGGAGGATGATCGGGTGCGCGGCGCGTTCGTGTTCGCCGGCGGCGCGGCGACGGGCCGCGCGTCCAGCTACGGCTTGCAGGTTCACAATTTCCCACGCAAGTGCGCCGCCGCGCCGGATGATGTGCGGCAGGCCATGGTGAGGGGGCACCAGATTGTCCCGGCGCACGGCAAGCGCGTTACCGACGTGCTGAAGGGGATGCTGCGCCCGGCCATGATGCCGTCGCCCGGTAAGGTGCTGGCGGCTGCTGACTGGTCCGCCATCGAGGCGCGCGTGAACCCCTGGCTATCCGGCAACGGCGAGGCCAAGCTGGAATTGTTCCGCACCGGGCAGGACGTGTATAAAGTCAACGCCGCGGCGACGTTTCGCGTGTCGGTGGATGAAGTGACCAAGGACCAGCGCCAGGTCGGCAAGGTGCAGGAATTGGCGTGTGGCTTTGCCGGCGGCGTGGGGGCCTTCGCGGCCATGGGCCGCGTCTATGGCGTTCACCTGCCCGAGAGCGAGGCGCGGCGCATGGTGGATGCGTGGCGCCGGGCGAACCCCTGGGCGTTGCCGTTCTGGCAGGCTCTTGAGGGCGCCTATACGCGCGCCATGAGAAACCGCGGGCGCGAGTTTAGCGCCGGGCTGATTACCTATTTGTTCGACGGAACGCATCTTTGGTATGCCCTGCCGTCGGGCCGTGTGCTACGCTACCCGTTTGCGAAGCTGGAAGCGGACGGCGTGACCTATGCCAAAGCGTCTTGGAAGCCCGCCGCCGATGCGACAGAATGGCCCCGCGCCCGGCTCTGGCGCGGGCTGGCTTGTGAGAATGTCACCCAGGCCGCCGCGCACGACTTATTGCGCGCCAGCCTGCGACGGCTAGAGGCAGAGGGGCAAGAGGTGGTGTTGCATGTGCATGACGAGATTGTGTGCGAAACCGCCGATCCAGATGCGACCGTGGCCGCCATGCGCCGCGCCATGTGTACACCGCCGAATTGGGCCGGCGGTATCCCGCTCGACATTGAAGCGGAAGTAATGACACGTTACGGCAAATAGGGAGGGAAAGGCCATGGATTTTGTAGAGTTTCTGCAAGGGTTAGCGCCGGAAGGTGAAACGCTTTTAGTCGCGCGGCAAAAGCCCGTCATGCGCGAGGGCGCGCAAGTGACCCACGCGGACGGAACGCCGAAATACACATGGCCAGCGTTCCTACCAGGCAAAAAGCGCCCTGAAGGTGCGTGGTACGGCAACACCGGGTCTTTCATCATTGACCGCTTCAAGGACGGCCAGCCGTCAGCGTCGGCGGCGAATTGCGAATATGTCCTTGTCCTGATGCTGGACGACGTGGGCACCAAGGCCCGCGAGCCTGACTTGGCCCCGACGTGGATCATGGAAACGTCCGAGGGGTCGTTCCAGTGGGGCTACGCTTTCAGCGACCAGCCGACCAAGGGCGAGTTTACCGCGGCGATGAACGCCATTGCGGCGGCGGGCTACACCGATCCCGGCGCGACAAACGCCGTGCGGAATTTCCGCTTGCCTGGTAGCGTCAACCTCAAGCCTGGGCGCGGCGGATACAAGGCGCGGCTTGTGGCGTTCGATCCCGCCCGCGAATTTACCCTCCCTCAGATATGTGACGCCCTGGGCGTCACGCTTGCCGCGCCCGACACCGCGACGCAACGCGCGCTGCGGCTGCGCGACACCGGCAAAGATAACGTGCTTGCCTGGCTGAACGAGCAGGGCTTGGTTCTGTCGCGGGAGAACGCGGAAGGGTGGCTTGGGGTCGTGTGCCCGAACGCTGCGGAGCATACGGACGGACAGACCGAGGCGCGCTATAGCCCGATCAACCGGGCGTTCTGCTGCTACCATAGCCATTGCGAACATCTGGATAGCACGGCGTTCCTAAAGTGGGTTTGCGACAACGGCGGCCCGCGCGCCGTGACCGGGTTGCGGGATGAATTGCTAGCCGAACACATGGCCCGCGCCATGGACAAGCTGGTGCCGACGCCCGAATACCCCGACCAAGCGGCGCAGGTCATAGCCGAGGTGGAACGCAAGGAATTGGGCCGGGTTGAGAAGGCCGCTTGGTACGAGCGGTTTGCTTATATCATGTCAGACGACGCCTATTTTGACCTAGCCGACCGGCGCGAGGTTAGCCGGCAGACGTTTAACGCCCTGTTTCGGCATGTGGACTGCAAGAGCATACACAACGGCCGGCGGCTGGAAGCGGCGACGTGCTACGATGAAAACCGCCAGGCGATGAACGCCCGCGTTCTGGTGGGTGTGACCTACGCCGCCGGCGATGATGTCTTGGTGGCGCGCAACGGCGACGTGTATGGTAATCGCTGGCGCAACGGGCGCCCAGACGTGGCTAACGCGCCAGCGGGCGATATAACCCCATGGATTGAGCATTGCCGGGCGCTGGTGCCGGACGCGGGCGAATTGGCCCATATCTGGGACGTGATGGCGTTCAAGCTGCAATACCCGCGCGTTAAGATTAACCACGCAGTCCTGCACGGCGGCCACGGCGGCAGCGGCAAGGATACCATGTGGGCGCCGTTCATGTGGGCCGTGTGCGGGCCGGAATTGACCAACCGAGGATTGATTGACGGCGACACGATCAACAGCCAGTGGGGCTACGCCCTAGAGAGCGAAATCATCCTCCTGAACGAGTTGAAGGAGCCCGAGGCGTCGCAACGCCGGGCGCTGGCGAACCGCCTGAAGCCGATCATCGCCGCGCCGCCGGAGATGATTACCGTCAACCGGAAGAACCTACACCCCTACGACATGGCAAACCGGGCGCTGGTTCTGGCGTTCTCAAACGACTTGCTGCCGATCACGCTATCCAGCGACGACCGGCGCTGGTTTGTTATCTGGTCCTCCGCGCCGCGCATGGAGGCCGACGCAGCCGCCGCGATGTGGAATTGGTACAAGAACCGGCACGGCTTCGCGCAGATCGCCCAATGGCTTTACGCCCGCGACGTGGCCAAGTTCAACCCTGGCGCTGCGCCGCCCATGACCGACCCCAAGGCTAACTTGGTCGAGCATAGCATGAGCATGGCCGAATCCTTCATTGTGGACCTTATCCGCAATCGGACGGGCGATTTCGCTAAGGGTGTGGTGGGCGGCCCGTTCCATGCGCTATGCGACCGGATGGCCGGCATGGCGCCGGCGGGCGTGAAGGTGCCGCAAGCGGCGTTGCTTCACGCGCTGCAAGAAGCCGGGTGGGTGGACGTGGGGCGGGTGGCGTCGGCGGAATACGCCACCAAGAAGCACATCTTCGCGGCGCCCGACATGGCCAAGAAATTCAGCAAGAGCGACCTTCGGCGCTTGGTGGAAGAACCCGTAGCGCCGAAGGTGGTCAACCTTCAGACGGTGGCCTAGCGCCCCGTCCAAGGGTGATGTTCGGTTGGGCGCGAATGTCTTGGTTGCGCCAGGTCCAGCACTCGCCGCCAGCGTCTTGGAAGCAGACCCATAGCAAATCTGCTTCCGGCCCGTAATCCACCAGCACATGCGCCCAGGCGGTGCCTTTAGGCGTCACCACCGGCAACGGGGGGTTTAATTGCGTGACGGTCACGGCTCAACCCCCACTTCAATCATTTCCCTCATGTGGCGAAGGGTTGTCTGTTTCGCTTTCTCTAGCCGCAATTCCCACTCCACAGAGCGACCGCGATGATAAATGCGGAATGCCGCAATGGCAGCAACATTCTCAAGCCTAATTTCATAGCTTGTCCCATCCAGCGCCAAGACGCCTTCTGTCACGATCCGCCATTGGTCGGGGGCGGCAGGCTTGAGGGCTAATTCTGGCAACGGGATGATTTCGCAGATTGCTTGCTTGGCGGTAATTAAGACTGCGCCCGCCGCGCATCCAATGGCGACGGCTAAAATCCAAAAGGAAAACTCGGTCATCACTTCCCCTCCCCCGCTGCGGCGCGGATGGCGGCGGCAATAGTTGTGTGGTGCATATCGTCTTTCTTCTCTTCCATCCCATCAGGCGCATCAATAAACTTGACCGTCACCTCCATGTGGGCGCCGAGTTCTGCCAGCGTCTTTGCTATGTCAGATAAGCGCATGTTGCCACTATGCACTCGCTTTAGTGCATAGCCTTGACGCCAACGCTTTTGTATCATCGCCGCATAAAGCGCCTGAGATACGTTATGGCAGAGGTTGGCGAAGATGTAGCCTTCGGATTTGATGTCGTCACTCATCTTTCTTCCCTTCCAGCACGTATTCACCGCCATCTTTTCCGCACGTCCACGAAGCATTGCAACGGCTGCATATAAAAAGCGGCCTACCATCGCCCGGCAAACACTGGGTCTGAGTATAACCACCGATCAAACACGAAAGGCAGCGCAGCTTCTTCTTCTTCTTCTTTCTGGTTTTGGTCATTTCTTCCGTGCCTCCATCATGGCGTCGGCAATGCCATAGGACAACTTCCCCAGCCCGATGCGGTTTGCTACGTCGTGATGGGCGGCAGCTTTTAAGCCTGACGTGTCCATCAGTTTTTTCATGGCTTCAGATGCAAATTCATCGCGTAGGGTTTTGGCTTCTGGCACCATTAAGAAAGGGCCGCTCGGCCCATCTAGCGCCTTGGTGCGGTTGTGCGCCAGCCAAACGGCTTCCGCCTCGTCAAGCTGCCGCCCCAAGGCCGCCAGCTTGCGTTCGATGCGCCAGCGTTCTTCGCTACCTTCCGGCGCCTTTCGACGCAGTTCCTCGTGGACCACAATGGAAGCCGTCAGCACCCGCAGCGAGCGGAACGGCATGGGGTCAATCAACACGGTCATTTCAACCCCGCTGATTTTGCTTTTGCGAACAAGTGCGCGTCCTCTTTGGTTGAGAAATACGCCATGTCGCCTTTCTTACCCATAACTGCATACTGCATTAGAATACCATCGAGGTATTCTTCTCGCCCGTAATCTTGAACGACAATACCGCCGGGGTACTGTTTCTTGGTGGGTGTGGTCATTTTCCTGTTTTCCTTTCCTATTTCCAAAACGCCAGCCAGAAGCACCAGCGCCCCTACCAACAGTCCGCTTAGCGCCAGCCACGCAAAGTCCAAAATTGTCATTTGCATTTCCTTTCAAGATTGTGTAGCGTTACCGGATCGCGTGGCGGCTTTCCTCCCGACCCCGCGACGCCCGCCAGGTCGAGCCCTTACTTTGGTTCCCTGGCGGGTGGTCCTTTTCCTAGCTTGGCGCATGGCTTGGCGTCGGATCGTGTGCCCAATTAGGCAACTGAACCCCCACCGAATACCGCGCGCCGTGAAACGTCACTTGCCGAATGCGTTGTGATTGGCTGCCGTCGCGCAGCAGCACCCGCCCCCACTCGGTCGAGATGCTGCAATCGTCAGGCGGGAGGGGCATCTTGTCTTGGTCTGCCAGCCAACGCGCGTAGAGGATGGCGGTGCATGTGTCGTGGTCGTCCTGGGTCATGGTCTTGGGTTCCTTCCGGTTGCGATTAAGAGGCAGATGGCGCGGATCAGCAGCGTAATCATGGCGCTGCCGCCCGGGTGACGTAGAACCAGCGGCGCGGTTCGGCCGCCTGGCGCGCGTCCCGCGCCGCAAGGGCGGCGGTCCTATTGCCAAAGGTGGCGACCGTGCGGGGCGGCGTTCCGTCGCCGTCCCATCGGGTGACGCGCCAGCGCCGGCGGCGGGTGGGATTGGTAGTCATGGCGCGCGGCCTTCAGCCAGCGCCGCCGCGTCGCGGATTATTTGCGGGTCCACCGGGTCGCCGCACTCAATGCAAGCCAGAACGTACTTGAGCGCGGCGAGCATGTTAGGCGCAGCGGCAACAAGGTAAGCGTTAGCTAAGCGCCGCGCCAGCAGGTCAACCCCGCTTTTGCGCGCGTAGTCAATCGCCTCCTTGCTTGGCCGATCCAGCGCAGCAGGACCGGCGTGGTACGCGCCATAGTTGACGCGCTTTATGCCCCAAGGGCCGGGGGTGTGTGTGGTCATGGTTCAAGTTTCCTTTTCGGTTCTGGTGATTGCGGCGGCGAAGAAATCGAGAATGTCCAAGCTTTCATAGCCAAGCGGCGTCCAGCCGCGCGTGGCGGTCCAATGCTGGCGAGCTTTGGCCAAAGTGAACCAGCGACAGCCCGCCGCGATAAAAAAGCCTTCCTGACAATCCCAGAGACTAAATTCGTAGCCATCCGCCCGCGTGGCGCGGCGCAGCAAACGATTCACGGTCGCGCCGGACAAATCCGCGCCGGACAGACGCGCGCCGGACAAATCCGCGCCGGTCAAACGCGCGCCGGTCAAACCCGCGCCGGTCAAATCCGCGCCGGTCAAACGCGCGCCGGTCAAATCCGTGCGGGTCAATACCGTGCCGGTCAAATCCGCGCCGGTCAAATCCGCGCCGGTCAAATCCGCGCCGGTCAAATCCGCGCCGGACAAATCCGCGCCGGACAAATCCGCGCCGGACAAATCCGCGCCGGACAAACGCGCGCAGGTCAAATCCGTGCGGGTCAATACCGTGCGGGTCAATACCGCGCGCTTGCCGCCTTCTCCGCGCAGCCAGCGCACATGGTCCGCCAAGACGGCGGCAATTTCTCCCTGTATCATTGTGTCCTATCTCCCTCAATACACGCACAAGCCGTTTGAATAGTAGGATTCCGGCTCTTTGCCTTCCGGCACGTCACCAGGGCGCAAGATATAAAGGGCCGCGCCGCGTGGGTCGGTCTGGACATACGTGGTCAATTCGGCGTTTCCGCCCCCGACACGCAACCCGCGCTGCAGCATGATTTCGGCCAATCGCTTGCGGGCGCCCGTTTCGCGGTCCTGTATGGGATACCGGCGCCCGGTCATAGCGTTAAGCCAAAACGCCTTGCCGGTGGCTTCGTCCCGTTCAATACAGCCCCCATCCGTACCACATTCCCTTTCATGCCAGCGGTGTAGGGTCTTGCTGATGCGGCGCAGCTTTTCAGCTTCATCTTGCGTAAAACCAAGCCTGCGTAATGTGTCTTCCTGCATGGTTTGGCGCATTGCTTCTACGCGTGTCATTCTCTTTTCCTCTGTCCTTCGTGTTTGGCATTATCGCCACCGGGCCGGGCCGCACGGGCCGGGCCAGGTGGCGGGGGGCTAGCGCCCCCTGCCTGTTACCGCGCCGCCAGTCGCGCCGCCAATGCCGCCGCCTGTTCGGGATTGGCCGCGGCCCAAGCTTCCGCCTTGGCTTGCGCTTCCGCATCGCGCGCCGCTTTGGCTTCAGCTTCCGCCGCGCGCTTGGCCGCGTGCGCCAAGGCTTCCGCGCTGGCTCTATCCATGTGCGCTTGTACCGTCGCCGCGTGGTCAGCATCGGATGCAAAGTGTCGGCGCAGGATTGACGCGCTGTCCCTCAAGGCGGCATCCCGCGCGCCAAGGCTTCCGCCCCAGCGTTCAGTCAGCATTTTTTCAAACATCGCTAGGCGTTCTTCATACTCCGCATTGCGCGCCGCTTGGGCGATGGCTTCCGGCGAGGTTGTGTCAAACGGTTCTGGGCCAGGATCAGCGCCGCCCCCATACCGCGCCGCCTTCCAGCCCGCGCGCCAGGTCTCCCACCGCGCGAGGTACGATCGCCGATCAGGAGACAAGCGCAACCATGCCGCGCGCTGCTTTGGACTATCGCCCAGGGCTTGCGCCTTGGCGCGCTTGGGCGCTGGCGCTGGCGCGGGCTTGGGCGCTAGGGCCGCAATGCGCGCCAGCAGGGCCGGGCGCAGCAATACCGCTTCAAGTAGCGCGGTATCATCGGGGTCTAAGTAGGTGTCGATCATGGCGCGCGGCTTTCTGTTACTGTGACTTCCCGCGCGTTAGCTTTGGGTTCTTCGTCTGGTACGTCGTCCCACGCTGGGCTTGTATAGTTCAAATCAAGGTTTCCTTCGTGCCAATATGCAAGCGCCATATTCTCTGCCGCTTCCGCGTTTGGCGCTTCAACTTCTACTGATCCCTCTACAATATCCCGCACAATACGGGAGACGGTCACAAGATAAAGAGGCATGATTCGGTTTTCCTTTCAGATCAGGATATAGACGAGCAGCGCCAGAAACGCGGCGCAGATCAAGGCGCTGTCGCGGGGCGTCATTCGTCTATTTCTTTTCGCGCAAGATCAAAGGTGGAAAGGCTGCGATAAGATCGGCCCGCTGGGCTGCCGTTTCTGCCGCCCATGCCGCGTCCGACGCCCCCCGCGCCGCCGCCCGCGCCGCCCGCGCCGCCGCCCATGCCGCGTCCGCCGCCCCCCGCGCCGCCGCCCGCGCCGCCCATGCCGCGTCCGCCGCCGCCCATGCCGCGTCCGCCGCCCATGCCGCGTCCGCCGCCCGCGCCGCCGCCCATGCCGCGTCCGCCGCCCATGCCGCGTCCGCCGCCGCGTCCGCCGCCGCCGCGTCCGCCGCCGCGTCCGCCGCCCGCGCCGCGTCCGCCGCCGCGTCCGCCGCCGCGTCCGCCGCCGCGTCCGCCGCCCGTGCCGCCTCTTCAAGATCGGCGGGTTTACCGTCAACCCAATCTTTAAGCGCAGCTATACAACCCTGCACATGCTTATCAGTAGTGCGCCGCGCGGCACGTTCCACGGATGGAAGCAGCGCCTTAATGACATCGCGGGGGTCAATGTTCCAATCCAAAGCCCGAACGCACCACCAAGC